CGTGAGACCCTAGAGGAGACCGGCGTCGCCGTCCAGATCCTCCCGCACATCCTCGGATCCACCCAAGTGAAGCTCAAGGACGAGGACAAGACGGTCATCATCTACATGGCTGTGCCTGAGGACCCGCTCAAGGAGCCAGCTCCGGCCGACGGAGAGAACGCGGTCGTCGCTTGGTGCTCGGTCGATCAACTGCCGAACGCTATGCAGTCGCAGCAGAACCTGTTCGCGTCGCTCCGATCCGCTGTGACGCTCCTGTTCCCTGAGGACTGATGCTCCCTGCACGGATCGACGACGCGGTGCGCATGGCTGTCTGCTGGGTCCGTCGACACACCGACGACTGGTCCGTCGTCAAGCACGAGATCCTCACAGAGCTCGACAACGAGCACCGTGCGCTGTTCAGCAAGCGCGATCGACTGTCGAAGGAGATCCCGGAGTTCAACGACCTGGAGCTCGCAGTGGTCGCGCTGTGGAAGGAGCTGACGGGTGTGACGCTCGTGCGAAGACCTCTGTCGGAGCGTCGTGAGCTGTCCTGGTGGGACCCGTCGGAGGCCGAGAGGAACAAGCGACGCATCGGTCGACCGCCTTTCAAACGGAAGAACGTGGGATGGTAGACGTCAAAGTGGGTCAGATCTACCTGAGCGAGACTGGCGAAGGGAACTCGTTCGAGCACGTCTTGGTGCTAGACGTGGAGGACGATCGTCCCGAAACGTTGGCTCGAGCCGACATCTACATCTTCGAGACTGGCAAGAAGTACAATGTGCACGCCAGGACTCTCTGGCGGATGTGCGAGAGGATCGCGTGAAAAGCAGGATCGGAGACGTGTGGCGATCTGAGAACGGCGTCTACTTGATCGTTGGTACCAAGGAAATAAAACACGCGAAAGGAGGGTGGGTCTGGGATATGCGAGTTCTATACGAGCACGAATCTCGCTTGCTACCTGGTCGCTGGGTGCAGATGCACCCGGAGTACCTCGAAGAACACCTCGTCCGGGTACTTAAGGCGCAATGAGGTCCATCGAGAAGCGCTTGAAAAGCGGCATCTACGGGCTCATTGATCCGCGCGATGGGTGTCTCCACTACATTGGGTTCGCTGTAAACTTCCAACGACGTCTGTCGTCTCATTGTTCACGTGTCAAGCTGACGACTAACACGAAGAAGAACGCTTGGCTTAGAGCGCTCATCGAACGTGGTCTGAAACCTGAGCTCGTCGTCTTGGAGGAGATACCGTTGACCGGCGAGCGCGAGCTTGACAAGAAGACGTTGAGCGAGGCCGAGATCTATTGGATCGCAGCCGTCCGTATCACTGGTGCCGTTCTGAAGAACGCCACTCATGGAGGTGAGGGTAATCCCGGGATCAGACACACGAAGGAGTGGATCGCGCGGTGGAGTATCCACAAGCCTGGTACGAAGCATCCGCGTTTGGGAATTCGTCACACCACTGAGAGTAACGAACGTAATCGCGTGTCAAATACCGGCGAGAACAGTCAATGTGCGAAAGCAACCTGGGCGATCGTCGATGAACTGCGTGTGCGTTACGCCAACGAGAACGTGTCGTGTCGCGAGCTTGGCGAGCCGTACGGCCTTAACACTGCTACCGTGTGGTCCATTGTCAAACACAAAACCTGGCGACGGTAGTTAGAACACAATGAAACGCAACGAACGACGACTGCTACGCGAATGTATTCGCAAGCAACTGCGCGAAGAATTGGGAGACTATGGCTATGGACAAAGCTATGGTGGTGTAACGCCGTGGTCTAGCGGTTTCGGAGGCTCATCCAAAGGTTCACGCTCTTCTATGGGTATGGGAACGTATGGAAATTCTCTCTATTCGATCTTTGTACAGCCCTTCGTAGATGCTGCAAAGGTCGTCGGCGCCGAGCTCGGTCAGACCGGCGTGCGCGTCATCGCGCTCATGTCTAAGGCTATCGAGACCGTGCTCGACGCGCTCTTGCCAGGGTTCAAGGCTGACTACGACAAGGTCGACAAGATCCAGAAGAAGTACCTAGAGAAGATCAAAGAGAAGTACAAGCCGGCGTATGAGGCTGTCGCCGAGAACTGGAACCACCCAGACATCCAGCTCTTCGCGTTCATGCACGATCCGACGACGTGGCTGACGTACAAAGCGATCACCTCGAAGCCTGAGGCTGCTCTGTCAGTCTACGAGGCCATCGCAGAGGGTTCCAACACGCTCGCTCTGTACCTCCGTGACATCCGCAACCGTCTGTTCGGCGCGAGCGTGCCTGGTGCGGGGCTGTACGGCGCGACTGGACCTCTCCCTGTCAAGGGTGAGAGCTTCCGTCGTAGCTTGCGTCGCGCGCTGCGCGAGAACGGCGACATCGCCAAGAAGGTCGACTTCAAAGGGCTCGAGATCGCTATCGACCGTCCCAAGGGCTTCGTGCAGACCGGCACCAACCAAGAGGGCGAGGACTGGGAGCGCACGTACCTCTACGACTACGGGTTCATCAAAGGAACAGAAGGTGGCGACGGTGAGGACCTCGACGTCTTCGTCGGCGAGGACATGGATGCTCCTGAGGTCTACATCGTCACCCAGAACCACGCTGATGGTTCGTTCGACGAGTACAAGGCCTTCGTCGGTTTCGGCTCAGAGGATGAAGCGTTGGAAGCCTACGAGGCTCACATCCCGACGGAGTTCTTCGACAGCGTCTCGACCATCCCTGTCGGCGCTCTGAAGGGCATGCTCGGGCTCGACCCGATGACCGAAGCTCAGCCCGCGCGCGCTAAGACGCCCGGCGAGCAGCTCGCTGACATCCTCACTTCGAAGCAGTTCCAGGCTCAGGTCAAGAAGCTGCCTATCGTTCAGCAGATGCAGAAGGACGCGGCTTCTATCGAGGGTCAGTCCACGTCGCAGCTGCAGTCGACGATGGCGCCCATCCTGAACGCGAAGTCCGCTCAGGACCTCGCAGCAGCCTCAGGAGGCTCGTGGTCGCTTCCTCCGGAGTACGCGCAGCTAGGTCCAGAGGAGAAGCAGGTCTTCGACGACACCGTCGTCAAGCAGGTCAAGGCGTCGATGGCGACGTACTACGAGAGCCGTCTCAAGGAGCTGCTCAAGCAGCTGTCCGAGACGGGAATTAACGACCAGAGCCCGTACGCCACGTCTGTGCGGCGTATGATCGCATCGCTCGAGCCGGTCAAGCAGCAAGCGGCTGCGTCGTCAGCTCCGAGCGGAGGAACGACCGCACATGGCCAAGAACAAGGAAACAGTGCTCCCGACGCAGCCGGACGAGCTCAAGGAGCTGGGAAGCCTGGTGGAGGAGTTCGTCAGCAAGCTCCGAGGGGTGGACGCGGAGATCGACCTGCTCAAGGCGGACCGCAAGGAGATCGTGGAGGAGTACTCGGAACGTCTGGACACAAAGACGTTGAACCAAGCTCTGAAGACGGTGAAGATCCGCGCGAGCGTCGAGCGTAAGCACACGTTCGACATGTTCGTGGAGATCTTGACCAAGGACGACGCATCCTGAATTCATCGATGATCTAGTTACTGAGCATGTACATCGTGTACGTGATCACTAACTTGCTCAATTCAAAGGTGTATGTTGGGTTGAGCAGTCAATCTATGGATGATCGTTGGTACGGTCATCGGAACGACGCGCGCAACGGAAGCCGTTACTACTTCCATCGAGCGTTGCGCAAGTACGGTTTCGAGATATGGAAACACGACGTGGTTCACACGTGCGAAACATTCGAAGAAGCCGCGTCAGCAGAACGCGAGATCATCGCTCAACTTGAGGCTTGTCAACCTCGAAAAGGTTACAACAGAACCTTAGGGGGCGATGGTTGCGCGGCCTCTGAGGCAACTCGACGCAAGATTTCAGAAGCATGTTTGGGGAAACAGGTATCCTCTGTAACTCGAGCAAAGATGTCGGCGTCGCAATCTGCCTTGGTTGAGCTTGGGTTGTGTCAATTCCAAAGACCAGAAGTTCAGGCGCAAGCTCGCGACGCTAGAGTTGGCATTTCACACTCAGAGGCAACACGCCGAAAGATGTCTGCTGCTCATACTGGGAAGAAGATGTCAGAAGCTGCTCGAAAGAAGATGAGCTTGGCTCATAAAGGGGTGCCTCTGTCTGATGAACATCGTCGAGCTATGAGCGAAGCGCAACTTGGACGCACTGTATCCGAAGACACGAAACAGAAGATCCGAGCAAAACGCTTAGGGACTAAGATGTCAGACGAAGCAAGGTTGAAGATGAGCATCAAAGCAAAAGAACGTCACGCTCGAAACCGCGAGGTTGAACGCGATGTCGCCTAAGAAGCGCGCGAAGCCTGGGGCGAGCGCCTCCACCATCGACGTGCCGTTCACGCGCGACGAGCTGGAGTTCCTCCGTGACGTGTTCGGCCTCAGCACACCTGTCAAAGAGGAAGGCGAGACGGTCGAAGGGAACGTGTGCCAGCTGCTCGCTGGCGCGACCCACCGCGCTTCTGTCGAAGAAACGATCTGGGACAAGATCTCGAACGCGTGTCAGAAGACCGGAGTGACGGTCGGTGACAGCGCGCCTTCGTACGCTGTCTCAGCGCACGACGTGCCGACCATGTACATCTACAAGTTGGAGGACTGAGAGTGGCGTTCGACGTCGGACAGATCCTGTACGTGGTCTCAGGAGAGACGCAGCGCATCGTCCCGCTCCTCGTCTGCGAGGAGATCCGTCGTCGGACGGCGGCGGGCGAGGAGATCAGCTACCTCGTCCGCGGCGGCGCCGAGATGACCACCTTCGACCTCAAGACCATCCCGGGCAACATCCACAAGACCATCGACGACGCTCTCGGCGAGCTGAGGAAGAACTTCGAGCAGTTCCTCCAGCAGCAGGCTACCTGGACCGTCGAGATGCAGCGTGTTTGGTACCGACCGCAGGCTCTCGCTCAAGCGCAAGCGACGATGCCGTCGAACGTCATCCCGATGCCGCAGCTGTCGCCGCAAGCAGCGCCGATCGGGCTCGACGTGCCGTCGTATGAGGAGCTCGCTGCGGAAGCAGCCAAGCGATCGCCTAAGTAAGACCCATGAGCAAGAGCGAAGACGACGTCGACAAGCTGCGCCGCATCGTGCTCGAAGAGACGATCAAGGCCTCACGCGAGTACATGGCGAAGGAGAAGGTTCGTGAGGACCTTCAACGCATGATCGCAGCACGGGTGGCTTCCGGCGAGATCAAGGACGAGGCAGCTTTGCGTGACTTCTGGAAGACGCTCGAGATGGCCGCAGGCGCGCTCAAGATGGTACCCGTGGACGCTTTCCGAGGTGGTAAGCGATGAAGAAGCTCGCGTTGTCTCTAGCCATCCTGGTGACGTTGGTAGGCGCTTGCGGGCCGGCGTCTGCTCCAGCCCCGACCCCCGCTCCGACGCCGGTCGTCACCGACACTCAGTTCTGCGACGCAGCTGAGGCTAACCTGATCAAGCTCAGCTGCCCCGAGGGCAAACCGACCAAGCGCGGGACCCGCTTCGGGGACGTCTGCCGTGAACTGCACGAGAACGGGATCTTCGTCAACCCTCGGTGCCTCGCGACCATCACGTCGTGCTCTGCGGTCGACGTCTGCACCAGGACGGTGGTCGCGCCTAAGTAAAGGCGTGATCAAGCTCGCTTGTAAACCGCCTATCGTCCTGCCGGGCGACAAAGATTTCGACATCGCGCGCGCCGCGGTGGCGTCCGCCCGTGTCAGCGTCGACTCCGAGTACCACATCCCGGAGTTCACTCCGATCTCTGATCAGTCATCGCTGGGTTCGTGCGTCGCGAACGCATGCTGCGACGCGCTGGAGATCTTGCTCGGCTTAGAGGATCCGAGCTCAGTGGTTCAGCTATCGCGTCTGCTCGCGTACTGGAACGCCCGCTCGTACACCCACGACACCGACAAGGACGATGGCACGTACGTCCGCAACTGCGTCGACAGCTTCCAACGACTCGGCGTCGCGCCTGAGAGCGTGTGGCCGTACGACATCCGTCAGGTGTACGCGCAGCCACCGCTGCGAGCGTACCAGCTGAGCGTTGACAACAAGATCAACGCTTACTACCGAATCGTCAGCGATCGTGCGAACGCTGTCGAGGACGCCGTGCGAGCCAACCACCCGGTCGTGTTCGCCTCCGACGTGACGCAGGAGTACATCCAGTACTTCAACCGCAGCGACGTCGTGTGGGACACCCCTCGAACGTGGGCCGGAGCTCACGCGCAGATCATCGTCGGAGTCCGCAGCGTCAACGGGCAACGTCAGTTCAAGGTGCGCAACTCGTGGGGTTCGGCGTTCGGAGAGAACGGGCACTCGTGGTACACTGAAGCGTACGTCGAGAGCGCTCGGTGCTCCGACTTCTGGGTCATGACGCGCGTGCCGGCGCTAGTGTTCTGAGACGTGGCCTCGAAGAATCGCGTATACCTTGGTTGCGGCGACAGCTACCACTGCTGCTCCAGCTGTGACGAGCCTGGTTGGGCGTACAACTACTGCTCTGAAAGGTGCTGGTCCGGTTCTGCTCGCGCGCAGGCTTGCGTCGCGCTCGGCGAGAAGCTTCGTTCTCTTCTAAACGATCAAGAGAGGTTCTTGCTCCACAACGCGGTGTGGGACTGCTCGAGTTACCTCGACAAGATCGACGAGGGGTTGACAAGAGAGAAAGAGTGACGACGCTCTGGTAAGGTCAGATCATGCCGCGTAAGCGTGTTCGTCAGACCTGGGAGAGCGAAGCCTTCATCAACCGTGTCTTCAAGCTCGCGGTCGACGATCAGCCTCGGTACCAAGAGATACAGACTCAGCTCGCACGGATGCACACCGCGTCATCGAGAGAGGGTTCTGTGCCCTTCCACAAGGAGCGACTCGGCGACCAGGACTACACCTGGGTCGGGGAGTTCCGTTTCTGGGTCTGGGAGACGCCGGATTGGTGCGTGTACGCCAACAACCACAAGGGCACGTGCTTCGAGGTCCGCGAGGACCTGACCGACGAGCAGGCTTTCGCTGCGTGGCAGGATTACCTGGACCGGATCGACCTCGAGAGCGTCCATTTCTCCCCTGAACAAGAGGAGTTCTTCAAGAGGATGAGCCAGTTGTCGCCAGAGGTTCGCTTCTGAGTCGCGCGAGGTAAGGTGGGACCATGATCTACGCCGTCACCGAGTGGTACGACAACTCAAGCCAGCGTTACTTCTTCGATTCGTCTAAGGTCGACGCTTCGAATCAGTTCGAGCGAGCTTACTTGTCTCTCTCTTGGAACGAGCGGTCAATCAGAAGAGCAAGTGGGTCGAGGTGAACAACGATCCAGCCGCGCTCGCTTCTATCGAAGAGAGATTCAGCTCGTACCAGGACGGAACGCCAGAGTGGAATCGTTTGACGACGAAACCTCCTTGTCAAGTGGACGTTGAGGTCAACCTCACGATTACGGGATGATCTTCCAGGTCTTGTACGTCACGATCTTGTAGACGACCTGCCACTTCACGCCGAAGCGATCGGCGATCGATGCACACGTCTCGCCGATCGCATGTAGGCGTCGGATCTCATGAACATCTGACCAAGAGAGCAACGCGCGAGCATTCCATTCGCCGCAGCGTTTTTGAATCGTGCTCGCTGATTGCTTCTTGCCGATGAGCGCGAGGCGATTGGCGCGACCGATCTTGGCTCGTGTCTCGTCGGTGTGCTTCTTACCGTAACGTGGGTGCGTAGGGCCCTTCCACTCGGCATTGAGTTTGGCGAGCTTTGGGTTGGGTCGTCCGTACATCGGGTGGTTAACGCCGGTGTGCTTCTCGTAGTACTCTTTCGTGTGTCGGTAGCCTCCGTTGCTGCCGTCTCCGCCGCGAGTGAAGTTGCAGCCCCACCCGTTTTCACTGTCGTAGTGGTAGGTCTTCAGAGTTTCGATGAGCTCTATTTCGTGCTCGAATGCGAACTCTTTGGACTTAGTCGCAAGAACTACTTCACGGCGCCATCCGTGCCTCGCTGCGACACGCTTCCACAGTTCGTTACGGTCTCGAAGCCCGACACGGTGCTTGTCGCCCATCCCGACGTAGAAGGGTTTAGGAGAGATATCCGTCGTCCAGTCGACGTAAATGAAGTAGACGCGGTTCGCTTGTTGATCGTTCGAAGGTAAGGTGAGAACATGGGTAAGACGCTGATTGTCGACTTCCAGAACTTCGCTCACCGCTGCCGTGCGGGTTTCAGCAACGAAGGAACCGCTTTCCTCTTCAAGTTCGTCCGGAACCTTCGCGCCCTCGTCGCGGAGCATCAGCCCACCTCTCTCGTCTTGGTCAAAGAAGGGTCTCCTCAGTATAGATACGACCTGTTCAAGGAATATAAGCAAAACCGCAAGATCAAGGAGGACGACCCCAAGCTCCAAGAGAAGTGGACGGAGCTGATGGGCTTCAAGGAGCAGGCCGACGAGGCCATCATGTTCGCCCTGAAGAACCTTGAGGTGACGGTGCTCCGCCACGGTCGCCTCGAAGCGGACGACGTCATCGCCAACTACGCGCGCTTCCTCGCCGAGAAGGGCGAGGACGTCGTCGTCGCGAGCAACGACAAGGACTTCGTCCAGCTGCTCCACGGCAGCCCCGCGAACATCAGGGTCTACGACACCGGCAAGAAGGAGTTCTTCTCGCCTCCGGACCACGACCCGGTCGTCTACAAGGCTCTCGTCGGCGACAAGTCCGACAACATCCCCGGCGTGCCGGGCTACGGGCCGAAGAAAGCGCTCAAGCTGACGCAGGCGATCGCGGAGGGCTCGTTCGACGTGGAGCACCTTGGGCAGGAGCACTACGAGATCTTCCAACGCAACGTGAAGCTGGTCGAGTTCGCTCAGATGAGCGAGGAGGACTGGTACCGCGTCGAAGCGCAGCGCGGCAAGTGGGACCCGGCAGCGCTCATGATCGACTTCCACGCCTTCGGGTTCGCGTCGCTGACGAAGGACAAGACGCTCAACTCGTACTACGACACCTTCGGAGGCATGGAGCCTGCCAAGCTCCCGGTCCAGACGCGATGAATTCGTTCCCTTTCTTCGTTGTGCTCTACGTCTTGGGCACAGCGCTGATGTACATCATGTCACGCAAGAACGTCGTCAACGTCAGTGACACGATCTTCACTCTGTTGTTCTGGCCTGCTGCCGCCTTGGTTCGCGCCTGCATCTTCCTCGTCGAAGGCAACCTCTGGAGAGATCTAGGCGACTGATATGAGCACGCGTGAGTTCCAGATCGAGATGCTGTGGGACTGCCCGATGGGGCACAAGCGGCAGCGAGGTCGTCACACTAAGTGCGAGGTCTGCGGCCGCCCCAAGACAGAGGACGACGAGTACTACATGCCCGACGAGGGTGCTGAAGCACCCGAAGTGACGGATGCTGAGATGCTCGCCGACGCTAAGGCGGGTCCGAACTGGTCTTGCAAGTTCTGCGGTTGCCACGAGCGGCGCAACGACGACGAGTGCGTCAACTGCGGCGTCCCTCAGAAGGACGGTGACTCTGAGGTCTGGGAGAAGGATCAGAAGGATCGATTCGACGCGATCAACCCACCTCAAACGCCTGCCTCGACCCCTGAGGAACAATCGTCACCAAAACTTCAGTGGTCGCGTTACGCGAAGTACCTGGCGACTGTCGCGGCTATTCTGGTCCTGTTCAGCGGCGTCGTCTGGACGTGCACACCACACTCTGAACGGGTTCGCGTCCAAACGACCCATTGGGAGCGCGTTGTTCGTCTAGAGAAGAACGTCGTCGTTTGAGAGAACGGTTGGTCCCCGTCGATGGGATCCTTCAACGTGACGAACGAGGGTATGAAGTTCCATCACACGGATCACCGTGTCGTGGGTCACCACACCGAGTACTCGACCGAACGGTACTCCTGTGGTCAGGACTGTCGAACTATCCCTCGCGTCTGTCGAGACGTGCCACGGACCTGCTCGACGACACCGCGAACTTGTCGGAAGTCCAACTGCACCTCAAACAAGAACGGCTACGCTACATGCAGCGAAACCTGCACTGGCGGCAACACCGTCTGCACCGGAGGAGGTCAATCGTGCTCCGGCGGCGGGCAAGACTGCACGACCAGGTGGTGCACGCGGCAGGTGCCGCACACGATCGACGATTACCAAGATTTCCCGATCTTCCAGCCGTACTACAGCTGGGACGTTTGGACTTGGGTGCCATCGCGCTCAGTTCCTGCTACGGGCGATGACACCGATCCCAAGTGGCCGACCTTTGAGCTGGCTGAGCGCGAGCGCGAGAGCGGTCGGAGCGAATCGTACAAGGTGACGTTCGTCGCCAGCGACAACAAGGTCAGAGACTGGACGCCGAAGGACGAGTTCGACTTCCGTCGCTTCTCCCACACCAACTGGACACTCGAAGTCGATCGTCTCGGGACGATCCACAAGGTGACACCGCGATGAAGAAGACGAAGGACCTCCCGCCGCTCACCCCGCCGGATCTGAAGCGTTGCCAGGCTGAGAAGCCAAACGGTCACAGCTTCATGACTCTCGGCGGCGTGCCTGGCCGCGTGCGTTGCGAGGACAAGCCCACAGTCATCGTCACAGAGGTTGTGCCTGGACCAGACGGGCGACGCGGCTCGATGAGCCTGTGCCACCACTGTTGGAGTGTCGCACTGAAGCAGCTCGGCGCGTACAGCATCACAGCCGAACCGATCTTGGAGGACGAATGAAGAAGCTCAAGACTTTTCGTAGCGAGGTCAAAGATCTCGGACCCTTCCAGCTGCCAGCCTACAGCGGCATCCGTTGGATGATGATGCCCTTTCGTCTGGAGGACGTCAAGCGAACCATCACAGCCGAGGACTGGCACGAGGCGCTGCAGCGCATGGTCGCGCTCGCCCCAGTCCAAGAGGGTGTCGGCTACCTGACCATCGACGAGGCGGAGGTCGAGCCTGGGACGACACACCGTCGTCCTGGCATCCACGTCGACGGCGTTGGCCCGACCGGCGGCCTCGGTGGGTGGGGTGGTGGAGGAGGCGAAGGATGGGGCACGGGTGGCATGGTCGTCGTCGCTTCGCACCTCGGCTGCCGCGCCTGGCACGGTGAGTTCGAGGCTCGCATCGGCCCGAACGGCGACTGCTCGCACATGAAGAGCATGCTACGTGACGAGGATGCGATCCCGTTGCTCGGCCAACGCGCGTACCGACTGAACGAGAGCTGCGTGCACGAGCCGCTCCCGCTCCCGACCCGGACGAAGCGACAGTTCGTGCGGCTCTCGTTGCCGAGCGACGCGCCGTGGTACGAGGGTTACACCCGCAACCCGCTCGGCGTGGAGCCGACCGGGCCGATCCACTCGGCTCGCACCGAGTTCATGGCGTACCGTCCTTAGGGGACGAGCTGCTTCTTCGCTGCTGTCGCGTACTCGATCGTCTTGTCGAGCCAGCGCAGGGCTTCCTTCGTGTTAGCCTGCTCCGAGGCTTGCTTCGCGCGCGCGCCGGCGTCAGCCGCCATGTTGAGGCTAGACTTGAACTTGTCCAGAGCACCCTTCTGCGGCAGCGCTGCGGAGGCTGGCTTCGCTGCTGTCGGAAGCGGAGGCGGCTTCGGCTTAGAAGGCCCGACGTTCAGTAACCCTTGAGCCGACGCCGGCATCGGTCCCATGAGCTCCGAGATGATCTGCCGCACAGCGTCGCGCAAGGGTGAAGACATGAGCTTAGCTATCTTCTCGAGGCTCGAGAGAGAAGCTCTCGAGCGATGTCTGTTAGAGTAGGAGGTATGATCCCTGTCTTCTACTCGCCCAAGATGGTCGCCAACTCCGAGTGCTTCTCTCCCAGCGCGGCGAAGCCCGAGAAGGTCGTCGCTTCCTGGCAGAAGCAGTTCCCTGTGGAGCTGATCGAGCCAACCCCTGTGACCGTAGAAGAGATCTCTCGAGCTCACGATCGGGCCTGGGTGGAGCGCGTGCTCGCGTGCCAAGCCGACAACGGCTTCAGCAATCGCTCGTCGGCGGTCGCGGCAGCGCTACCGTACACCAACGGCTCCATGCTCTCGGCTGCTCGGCACGCGTTGAAGACGGGCAAAGCGGCCGCGGCGCCTTGCTCCGGCTTCCACCACGCAGAGCACGCGAGGTCGATGGGCTACTGCACCTTCAATGGGTTGATGATCACGGCCCTCGCACTCCGGGCTGAAGGTGTCAAGAGAGTCGGCATCCTCGACCTCGACATGCACTACGGCAACGGGACAGACGACATCCTCAAGAGAGTGGGGAACCTGGACGGCTGGTGCAAGCACTTCACCGCCGGCTACGAGATCGAGCGACCCGACCAGGCCGAGTACTTCTTCAACGCGTGGCTGCCCGACGCTCTCGCTGCGCTGTCCAGCTGCGACGTCGTGCTGTTCCAGGCCGGTGCCGACCCGCACATCATGGACCCGTACGGCGGCTGGCTGGAGACTTCGGAGCTGCGGCGTCGCGACGCGGCCGTGTTCGACGCTCTCTCGATCGCCAAGGTCCCGGTGGCGTGGAACCTGGCCGGAGGGTACCAGGTCAAGGCCGACGGCAGCATCCCGGCCGTGCTGGAGATCCATGACAACACGATGCGCGAGTGCGTGCGCGTGTACGGCTGAAGAGATCATCTCTTGACTCACTCTGGTAGAGTGGGATCAGATGAAAGTGTGCACAAAATGCGGACTTGCGAAGGATGTCGAAAAGGACTTCCATCGCCAAGGTGACAGAAAGATGTCACAGTGTAAAGTCTGTGTTCGTGCACGTGTGAAAGCGTATCAGGAGTCACCTGAAGGCCGAGCGAAACGAGAAGCGTACATCAACTCAGAAAAGAGTCGCGAGTGGCGAAAAGCTTATCATGCTTCCCCGAAAGAGAAAGCACGTCGCAAAGCGTACCAGGCTTCTGAGATCTGGAAGCAGTCACGAAAGGCTTACAACAAGACGGAACGCGGCGCTCGAGTTCGTTTGAACGTCAGGTTGAAATGCGACTACGACATCACGTTGGAAGAGTACGAACGACGCTTGTTGGATCAAGGTGGGTGTTGCAAGATCTGTGGATCCGATGATCCAGGTCCTACTCCTCGTTTTCATGTTGATCACTGTCATGCGACGAACAAGATTCGCGGTCTGCTCTGTTTCAATTGCAACAGCGGACTTGGACAGTTCAAGGACAACGTGCTCTTTCTAAGGAGAGCGCTCGAGTATCTGGAGACGTCATGAAGATCAAAGTCGAAGATCTCTGCAAGAACAGCTTCCTCGCGATCGCTGTCATGCACGTCATGACGGAGGAGACGCCGAAGTCCGAGGACTTCTGCAAGAAGTTCAACGTGGTCCCTGGCGCGAACAGCGACGTCGAGGTCGAGATCAAGATCAATGGAGTCGCCGTCGACTTCAAGCACTTCATGGACGAGCTGGAGCGACAGCACGACCGGATGCTGCAGGACAAGGCTCACGAGCTTCTCCGAGAGAACGGCGTCAGCAAGCTCCACGACGTCATCAGCGACCTCGAGAAGAACATCGAACGGAAGATCGAGGAAGTATTCCCAGGATTCCGTAGAGACGAGTGGTGACGTGAATAAGCAAGAGCTGTTGAAGGCCATCGCAGACAACGTCCGCAAGAAGCACCCGTGGAGGGTCGCGCAGGAGAAATACGTCGCCGTGTTCGGCGAGCTCCCGCGTGAGTTCCTGGAGGAGCGTCAAGCCTACGACAACCTGGTCGAGAAGGCGAAGCGCTTCCAGCTATGCAACCTGGTGCTGTCCGAGGTGAAGGTGGAGATCCGCCTGAACTTCGACCAGTGCATTCAATGGGAGATCGCGCGGTGGGAGGAAGCGAAAGCGCACAACATCCTCCCGTCGGACATCAAGAAGCTCTTGAAAGAAAGAGATCAAACATGAGAGAGCGTGGACCCATCAGCTACGTCCAAGCGGACGAGCAGACCAAGAAAGCTCTGGAAGCTCTGCACGAGGAGCTGCGTCGCGAGTACGAGGCCAAGATCGTGGAGCTCGAGAAGCGCGCCTCCTTCGGCGACAAGGTGAAGGAGAATAGCAGCTTCTACGTGTCCTGGCCCAAGGTCAACCCGCTCAAGGCGTTTCAGATCGACACGACCAGTGACCTCAGCAAGCGCGAGCTCGGTCGTCTGCAAGAGGCCTTCCTCGAAGAGTTCCATTTCTACAACCTCATCATCCAGGGTCACATCGCGAACGACCGTCACGGCACGTACGAGCTGTGGGTCGTCCGTGGAGTGTCGTGTTACGATCCGAACGACGACAAGCTGGCGAAAGAGGACTACAACTCGATGCGACACTTCATCAAAGGGTTCATCGCTGCGCGCAAAGCGTACCGAGTGAACAAGAGGTTCGGTCGATGAAGACAGACGCGGAGCTGCTCGATCTTCTGCGCGCGGTCGGACCGTTCGACGACGGCAAGTCAGAAGCGTTCTTCGAGCTGCTCCGTCGCAAGGTCAACGTCAACATCGTCGCAGCTGCAGCTCAGGACGGCATCCCGACCGAGTGCGAGCACGGCCGAGACATCTGGGACACTTGCTTGGCGTGCGAGGAGCTGGAAGAGGCGAACGAGTCGTTGGAGGACGACGCGTGAACCTCATCGACCGCGCGAAGACCACGATGGAGCTCCTGCAACGAGCGCCGGCGAGCGATCCGACGTTTACCGAGCACCAGAACATGCTGTCAAGTGACGCAACTGCTTTGCTCGACAGGACGCTGGAGGCCCTCGACTTCTTCGAGCCGCACTTCCAAACCTACGACGACCTCATCACAGAGTGCCGACGATCGTTGTGGTATCGGATCTTCAACTGGACGAAGGTCGACGGCATGATCAGACTTCGCACCTTACGCCGCAACTTCACCCACTACCGAGACATCGTGCGCGACACAAAAGCGAAGTTCGTGGACGTCGATCCGAAGCCTGGTCGCTTCGCACGGGTGGATCGAGTGGCACGAGCAGGAGCTGCGCCGTATGTCGAGAGGACCGTACCGATGACGCACGAGAACCGCGAGAGCTTCTTCGCTCGGTTGGAGCCGTTCTTGGCCCCGAGCACCCTGCTCGACATCCAGCTCGCCTACACGCTCGCCAAATTCGGACACCGAGCGCAGACACGTAAGGAGCTCGGCGAGGACGGTCAGCCGGAACGCTACTTCGAGCACCCGCGTCGCGTGACGCTCGTACTGCTCGACGAGGTAAAGATCCACGAACCTGAGCTCGTCATCGCAGCTCTGTTGCACGACGGCACGGAGGACACGCGCGACCTCACTCCTGAGATGATCGAGCACTGCTTCGGCAAGGACGTCGTCACGATCGTGAAGACGCTAAGTAAGGTCCCGAAGGAGGGTTACCTGGAGCGGTTCGAGGCGAGCGTCGACTGGCGACCGTACGTCATCAAAGCGTGCGATCGGCTCGACAACCTACGCTCGCTGAAGGGCTGCATCCCAGCCTTCGTGCGCAAGCAGTGTCAGGAGACCGAAGAGAAGTACTACTCGCTGTTCTACCGTATGATCGAGCTCACGCCGATCGGCTATCGAGGCCGCGTCGAAGCTCTGTTCAAAGAGCTACGCATCGCTAAGCGCGACGCAGAGAACGCGATCGGGTTCTGAGAGTTCGACTCCAACCAAAACAAGGTACTGTAGGTCTTACATGAACGCGAAACAGTTCGAAATCTCGACGCGCAGCCGTTACTCCTGGACCAACATGCACGAGCACAACTTCGTGCTGTGCCGCAAGTGCTCGGCGCCGATGACGCCGGCCGAGTTCAGCTCAGCCATCGGCGATCTCGGCAAGGTCGTCGTCGCTCGGCTGCCTGAGCGATGCACGGACTGCGAGACGCGCAAGCGTCTCAAGCAAGAAGAGAAGAAAGAGGCCAAGTTGGCCGCCAAGGAAGAAGAGAAGGTGACCGCATGAGCTTCGGAGCAAAGGGAAACCACCAGCGCGATCGCGAGTACCCTGGCGTGCGAGGCCCGCGCCCGGATGGCAAGGAGTTCCGTCGCAAGGAAGCGATCCTGCGTCAGAACGAGTACGACAAGCTCAGCCTCCAGCAGAAGCTCGAGCAGCTCGACCGTAAGCCCGGAGAGAGCAAGAAGCAGCGCGCTCGCTTGCTCAAGGCGATCGAGGCGCAGAAGACGCAGGCCTCGATCAAGGCCGAGAACCAGATCCAGAAGTTCATCGCGAAGCACGCAGCTGCGAAGAAGTGATCTTCCCTACTGACATCGACGACGATCGCGATGAGTCTCGAGAAGGTTCGCTCGAGAGCTGCCCAGATCAAGCTGCAGCTCTCGAGCTTCGCTCGTTGATGAGCCAGATCAACGAGGATCACTACGCTGCTGGTTGGCTGATGGGTCTCGAATTCTCGCTGTGGCGTCGGATCTTCGAGACGCCGGAGCACATCTTCGGGTTCTCGACCCTGTCGCTCGCGGATCGTAGCAAGCTGATCGAGCTCACCTACCGCTGCCAAGGGTGGTGGGTTTACGGCAAGAACGGTCGTGAGTTCCTGACATACGACGAGTGGTTGCCGCTGTACCAGCGAGGCGAACACTAACTTCCCGTCCGTGAAGGACGCGTTCGTCAAAGGAGCGAAGCTGGAGCCGGGGTGGATCGACCTCGGCATCGGAGAAGCACGCCTAGTCCGAACCGCTCTTGAGAGCACGTTCGGCCTAGAGTTCTTCCACCGATCGACGGACGATGAGCTGGATTACCAGCCGTCGCAGGGTAGCCAGAAGCTCTTGGACGAGCTCGAGCACTTACACCGAGCGCCCTACGTCGTCACAGCAGGCGCGAAGCAAGGGGTGTTCGCAGCGCTGATGGTCGCGAAGCAGCGTGGCTGTCGTCGCGTGGGAATGCGCGATCCGGCCTGGCCTCCGCTCGTCCAAGCGGCGACGTCGCTCGGCTTCAAGGTGGTGCTCTGCGAGCCTCGCGACCTGAAGAAGTTCGACTGCTTCCTGCTCGTCTCGCCGAACAACCCTGACGGGTACGCGCACACGCCGTTCGAGCTCGCGCGCATCGAGGAGCACCTGCTCGCAGCAGGCAAGTTCCTCGTTCACGACGCAGCGTACACGTGCGCGCCGTACATCAACCTCAGCGGAACCATTCGACCAGTCGGGCACATCCAGCTCCACAGCGTGTCGAAACGGTTTGGTCTATCAGGCCTGCGCGTCGGTTGGGCTGTCTGCCCCGACAAAAACGTGCACGCTGATGTCGCTTCTGCTGTCGAGATCATGAGCGCCGGCGTGAGCGGCACGGCGCAAGGCGCCGTCGCGCGGTTGCTCAAGCGCCTTCGCACTAGCCCGAAGTTGGCTTCCATGTTCCACGAAGACGCTCTCAAGTTGATGAACCAAGCGCGACAGATCGCCACAGAGTTCAACCCTCAGGTGCTCGAGGCGGACATGCGCATCAACGAAGGCGCGTTCGCCTGGTGTCGTAAAGGACCTCTGTACGACGCTGGCAAGCTGCAGACGCTCCTAGTCGACGGCGAAGCGTACGGCTACCCTTCGCACGTGCGAGTCAACCTCGTCGGAGGCCTCGAGATCGTCAAGGAGCTAGCATCGCGAACGTGGTCGATCTGAACGCAGAAAGTATCACAGAAGGATACCATACGACTATGAAGCTGCGCACCATCCTCGGCATCGTGTTCGCGTCGCCCGTCACGCTCGTGACGTTGCTCTTCTACATCCTGCCTTTCACTGCTCTGAAATGGTACAAGTACGAAGGATGGTACGGCGTCGACAGGCACGCCAACCCGAATAGCCCGCTCGCGCTCGCCCCAGTGTGGACGGTCCAGCTGGAGCGTTGTCCTGGATGGCTCGTCAAGTACTGGGCTAAGTGGGGCGGGCACTGCGTCGGGACTGCCGTTGTTGTGAAGAACGAGCCAGGCTCTTCGAAGAAAGCGGACATCACGCTCGCGCACGAGCTGCACCACGTCGATCAGATGCATCGGTTCGGCTTCTTCCAACCTGTCCTGTACGTTCTGTCTAGCCTGTGCGCGAAGGTCGCAGGCGAAGACGCTTACATCATGAACGTGTTCGAGATGAGCGCTCGTCGCGTCGCCGGCCAGATCGTCGATCCACAGAGCTTCGCTTCAGGCTACGGCATGTGCAAGAGCCACGCTCAGCAAGCAGCTCCACCGAACAAGGTGACTTAATGGTCGCTCCTTCGCAAATCGGATGGAGTCGGTACCACAGCAACGAAGGCCCATTCTTCGGTGGCGTGGTGAAGGTGCTCGAGGCTCCGCGCGCTGCTTCGTTCGCTGAGCGTGTCTTGAGCTTGACCGCGTCGGCCGAGGGTGGGCACTACGACGCGATCAACATGTACGACAGCGGCCTCGTGTCTGTCGGCGCGATCCAGTTCATCGACGCGGGCTCGTTCCAAGTCGCTGACATGCTCGGCGCGGTCGCTGACGAGCTCGGCCCGATCTACGTGCAGAAGGCCCTCGCACCAGCGATGGACATGTCCAACGCCATGTTCTTCAAGACAGCTACGGGGGTATGGAGGTTCTCGCTGGGCGGCGTGACGGTCACGACCAAGGATCTTCAGAAGCGACTGTACTTCGGCGACTCGGCTGGGAACGCCGTCGGCAGCTACACCGACGCCAAACGCTTGCGAGCGAAGACATGGGCCGCTTGCATGGCGAACGTGTGGGCTGACCCTCGAGCGGTCGCCGTCCAGGTCCGCTTCACCCTTCCGAGGCTCATCAACGGCTTCGTGTGGAACGAGCTCAAGAAGGACCTGTTCACTGGCGATCAACCCGAAGACGGTTGGCTCGGAGCTCTACGAGCGGTGCTGCTCTCTTTCGCCGTCAACGCTCCAGCCATCGTCGTCAAGCGCTACGCCGCTTGCCGTAACAACGGCCACGCGTTTGGCACGCCAGAGTGGTGCCTAGCCGTGCTGCGTGGCGTGGTCATCGGTTCAGGCATCGACGTGTGGCCAGCGCGGTGGGTCGCGAAGCATCCTCTCGTCAAGACCATGTTCGGGGTGACGCTCCCGACGTACCAGCAGCTCGCGAACGGCACATGGGACCCGCCGATGCCGGCGGACGATGCGCCGACTCCTGTCCCGACACCCATTCCTACCCCAGAGCCCGAACCTGACCCCGAGCCAGTTCCGACTCCACCTCCGACTCCCGATCCGCAGCCCGAGCCTCTTCCGTCACCTCCAGAGCCGACGCCGATCGTCGTTCCGCCTTCTGGAGCGTTCGCAACCTTGGTCCAGTTGGTCAAGATGATGATGGAGGTGATCGCACGTGTACTGGGAAGGCGTTAAACGAAGTCTGACTCGGTTCCGAGAGTGGCTCGACACTCAGCTCACGGAGCGGCCGCGCGTCATCATCGCGCTCTACGTGGTGGCGTTCAGCGCTATCGCGATCGTCGCTTACGACACACGACAGAAGATCATTGACAGCGAAGCTGGGCGCAAGCAGTCGATCGCCATTCGCCAGCACGGCCACGCTTCTGAGCCGCTCATGACGCTCAACTTCCGAGGAGACTACTCGGCTCCAGAAAAGGTGAGGCTCGGCGTCGAGCGAGCCATCGTCGACCTCGATCGGGTCAGCTGCGGCTTGGCGAAGGTGAACATCGTCTGGGACTACAGCCGCGAGTGGGACCTGCCTCGAGCCGCACTCAGAGGCGACAACGTCATCCAAGGCGTGAGCGTGCTGGACGTCGAGACCTCGCTCGGACGCGACGACGCGGACGACCTCCTCGGCATGACTCGCTCGGCGAAGAACCCACGGTGGAACCCAGTGTGGATCTTCCTGGTCAACGATCGCCTCGAAGAGGACACTCAGCTCGCCGAGTGGACGGTGCTCCACGAGCTCGGTCACGCGCTCGGCATGGACCACGTCAAGAACGGGCTCATGGAGCCGCGCGCGCCGTACTTCTTCGGCTTGGAGGACACGCCGGAGTGGAGCGTCGAGGATCAGAACGAGTTCTGTAGAATATATCATTGTGATCCTACAGCCTTCATCCGTTGTTCCTTGTAAACCTCACGCGCTGTACGCTGTTCAGCATCAAGCGTCAGGAAGAATTTACCTTGGGAAGGCAGCATTTCCAGAAAGACGTTGGAAGGATCACATCAAGCTCGCTAAACGCGGTAGCAAGACCTACTTCCATGCCGCGTTAGCGAAGCACGGCGGTGATGCTTTTGAGTGGTGGATAGTCAGTTGGCATTCCTCGAAAGAGGAAGCGTTCGCGTCAGAACGCGATTGGGTAGTGTTCTTGAGAGAACAAGGTGTTCCTCTCTACAATCTCACAGATGGCGGCGATGGTTCGCGAGGGTGCGTGTGGTCCGAACAATCCAGAGCACGGATATCTGCTTACTGGAAGGGTCGAGCGCGACCTGAGCGTCGAGGCATACCTGGGCCTCGACTCGGCAAACCCGGTAAGAAGCTGACGCAAATTCAAATCGCGATACTCAAGGAAGCGTATCGCGCAGTACGAGATCAACTTCCGTCTCCAATGCTTGGACGACGTCATTCGGATGAGACAAAACAGCGAATGCGGATCGCCGCTTCTCAAAGGAGAAAACCTGTCTTCGCTGACGAAGAACTGATGCGTCAAGTATTGACCGATCACGAGACCGGTAACTTTAATTTCGCTGAGCTGTCAGCTCGTTACAAGCGTGTGATCAACCGCAAAGTGCTCGAACGATACCGTCGAAAGTTGATCAGCGCGTCTCGTGCCACGGGTCGGGCATCGGGCCGTGCGTCACGGGCGGTCGTGTCAGCGACCAGATGAACGCGCCGAGGAGGACGACGAACAGCGTCGCTCCGAAGATCTTGATGATGGTGCCAGGTGTCTTGGTCATGCTTTAAGTAAGCACGAGGACCTTCTCATCTGCTTCGATCGCTTCGTAGAGGCGGATCAGCGTGCGATGTGGCGTCTTGGTCGTAGCGTTGTACCGATCCTTCATCGTTCGCATCGTTCTCATGCACACGACGAGATCCGCTGCGTAGAAGTCCATCGTTGGGTGTGATCCTCTAGCCGTAGATGATACAAGGTTACCATCAGCGAACGGATGCTTGTGAAGATACATCAGTAGTGCTCTTCTGGGAGGCGACTGGCGACGCGGTCGAGCTCCTCGGACAACCGATCGACCTTGTCAGTGAGCGCGATCCAAGCAGCGACGTGCGGTTCCTCGAGCTGCTTCTTCGCGCCGCAAAAGAAAGCGAGCGCTTTGATCTCGTCGAGGATGACGTCCATCGTGAACCTCAGAACTTGTTTGACCTCGTTGGACTCAGCCGCGCCGTGAGCAGCACGCACCTTCTCGAAGAGCTTCCACCGAGCGTTCATGACCTTGTCGACGTCGGCAGACGTCTTGACATACTCCTCAGAGCGGTAGTCGTTCAGGCAGAACTCGATGTCATCCTTCGAGAACCGCGCCTTCTTCTTGGCAACCATGCTATGGAATCTACCATGTTTGCCTGAAAGACCGGTCTCTTGGGCATAGCTAAGAGCATGTACGTCTACTTGACGATCAACCTCGTTAACGGTCGAGGTTACGTGGGCCGTGATTCCACTGATAGGAGAGATTACTTGGGTTCTGGTACCTTCTTGAAGCAAGCGATTCGCAAGTACGGTCGCCACAACTTCGAACGGATCAACCTAGAGAAGTGTCGTGACATGCGTCATCTCATCGATCGTGAGAAGTTCTGGATTGCCTACTTCGATGCAGTACGATCAGAAGAGTTCTACAACATGAGCGAAGGCACAGGTGGATTCGGCCCTAACGATCGGCACACTGAGGAAACAAAGCGACTCATCAGCCAGAAGTGTCACGGTCGAAAATTGACGGCAGCACAGCGCGAGAAGCGAATCCAAGAGTTGACCGGTCGCGAACCTTGGAACAAGGGTAGGAAGCTCGTCCCTGGAACTGAGGAGTACGAGAAGACGTATCGACGGCGCAAGCAAGGGGTTCGACTCGACGAAGAGACGATGCGTTCGATCCTTCGTGACTACGAAACTGGAGAGTTCACGTTCGCAGAGCTCAGTGCAAAGTACAGTCGTACAGTCAAGCATGCACAGATCATCCGCATCCGCGAAGTCCTCGAGGCCTCCACCCGAGGGGCCTGAAGTTCGCCGCACCGCCGACTGGTTGAAGAGCAGCATCTTGGACTGCGTCGTGCGCGACGTAGAGCAGTTCGGGCGCTTCATCAAGCAGCCGATCGCTCGCTTAGACGAGCTGAAGAGCAAGAGAGTGACGAACGTGCGTTGTCGTGGAAAGGTGATCGTCCTCGACTTCGAGGATGAACTCTCCGCGATCGCGACGCTCGGCATGTCCGGTCGTTGGACGCGAGAGGAAGGCAAACACACCGCTCTCAGGCTGTGGTGCGAGAAGCCTCCGACCCGAGGCATGCTCCCAGTGTACTACGACGATCAGCGACGCTTCGGTAACTTCCGGGTTGTGTCGACGCGAGAGGCCACGTCACGCCTCGACGAGCTCGGATGGGACGCTCTAGCTGAGCCGATGACGTCTGGAAAAGCCAGGCTCAGAGCCATGAAGTACGCGAAGAAACGCATCTGCGATGTGCTCTTGATGCAGGACGTCTTCGCTGGCGTCGGCAACTACATCCGCGCGGAAGTGATGTACCGGGCTCGCGTTCACCCCGATCGGCTCGTCATCAACATGCCAGACAAGGTGTGGGAATCGTTGTGCACGGCTGTCGCGAACGTCATGAAGGAATCGTACTCTCGAGGAGGAGCTACGCTGGAGAACTTCTACGGAGGAGAAGATGAACGAGGAGATCACGTCGACTTCCTCGAGGTGTACGGTAGGATCACAGACCCCGCAGGTCGCGCCGTAGAGCGCCGCAAAGACAAGAACGGACGCACCGTGTGGTGGGTCCCCGAGGTTCAGGGAGGCAACGAGTGAGCAACAACGACATGAAGCTGAAGTGGGACTTCTACGTTCGACGTTTCAAGAACTCTGGGTGGGACGACCTACTCGAGAAGAGCATGAAGTCCGTCGAGGTCGTCGGCAAGGCGGTCATGAACCCGACCCCCTTCAACGTCGTCGAAGCGCTCCTCTCAGTCGCGCGCACCATGACCGGCGACGATCTGTACTTCTACGACGTGCTCGATCGCAACGGTTGGCGACGCGTGTTCCCGTCGTGCATCAAGGATCAGCTGCTCGAGATCCTCGAGCCTCACGTCACGTCGCGGATCAAGGTCAACCACGCCGGCACGACCACCGTCATGCTCATCTCGAAGCCTGGTGTACGCATCGGCTGGGTGAAAGAGAACAACGAGAACACGACGACCGACATCTTGGCCCACGTGGACAGCTACGAAGCCAGCGTCAAGTTCGTCCGCGATCTCCTGTGGAAGACCATCGACCCGAACCGCATCGTCCTCAGCGCTGTAGAGAAGAACTACGACGCGATGAGCATCAAGGCTCCGCGTGGCTCTGGATCCGGCGGACAGGTGCGCGTCGTCACCGATGACATCGTCAGCTCTGTGGGTTCGACCCTCGCTGACGACTGGGTCACGGACCTGAAAGCGTACGCGGCGCACGGCGTGAAGCGCACCATCCTGTTCCACGGACCTGCCGGGACCGGGAAGAGCACTCTGGCGCGCACGGTCTGCGAGAAGCTCGACGTCCGTAGCCTGCGCGTTCGTGTGGAGGACATCGGCTTCCTCGGGACCGAGTCCGTCGGAGAGATCATCAGCATCTTCGAACCCGACGCGATCATCTTCGACGACCTCGACCGATCCGCTTCTCAGCTCGCTCTCTTCGAGATGATGGAGATGCTCCACCGTCGCGTCAGGCTCGTCTTCGCCACGGTCAACCACCTCAGCAGCCTCGCTGACGCGCTCAAGCGCCCCGGACGCTTCGACGACGTCGTCTACGTGTCGAAGCTCGACGAGGTGGCGATGCGCAAGCTGCTCGGCGAGTACGCTGACGACGCGCTCGAGCTCGTGAAGGACTGGCCGGTCGCGTTCGTGAAGGAGTACATCACCCGTCGCCGTGTCCTCGGAGCCGACCGCGCTCTCGCGAGCGTCAAGGAGCTCCAGCAGCGTGTCGCTGAGCTGATGGAGAACTACGGCGAGGAGGGGTGAAGCTCCGGAGCAGGCCGAAGCAGAAGATCCGTGGGAATGATCCCTGTCCGCTCGCTCCGACGCCTCATTCAAGAGGACTACTACCCTGACGAGTTCAAGGTGCTCGTCTGCTGCTTGCTGCTCAACCGCACGCGCGGCAAGCAGGTCCGTGGAGTGGTCGACAAGCTCTTCGAGAAGTACCCGTGCGCCTACGACATGGCGCGCGCAGTCGAGGAGGACCTCGTCGATCTGCTCCAGCCACTAGGCTTCCAGAAGCAGAGAGCGAAACGCCTCATCCAGTTCGCTGACGCTTACCAGGGGATCTGGTGGCAGGACGCGCGTGAGTTACCTGGCGTAGGAGAGTACGCGTTCGACTGCTGGAGGATATTTTTCTTAGAGGAGCTGGGTGATGTCTGTCCGAACGACCACGCTCTTTCGGATTACTGGGTTGAGGCGCAATCAGGGTTATGGCTCAAGGACGGATGGCCTTCAGATCCTGATGTTGAAGATCGGCGGGCACGTTTTCTAAGTGGAAGCAGTCCGAAACGTCGCAAAGCTGTATAGATCGAACTTGAACCTACCGAGTATTGCTCACATAACTGTACAACAGAGCTACCGGCTTCGTAAGCACGTGCGACTGTTTCGAAGTACTCTTCAGCAAGTCGACAACGGGCCGCAGCGATCTTCTTCTTGTGTTCAAGCGACTTTGGACGACCTCGATGGTACTCTGAGATCTTTCTAGCCTGTTCAGCTGTACACGGTGGTCGTTTTCGCAATGACGCGTTCCACGTTTCTCGTTGTTCAGGTGTCATCTGTTCGAACCGACGTCGAGCAGCTTCGCTCTGCTTCTGACGAGTTTGAGTACTGATCGTCTTGGCGACGTTACCGCCGCTTTCTAAGTTGTAACCACGCGTTGGATCAAGAGTTCCAAACTCGTTGATCCAGTACTTTTCTCTGTCATCTGCTTGTTCGTCAGAACACTGTTCGATGACATGACATTCAAAATGTTCTTTTCCGTGCGTTCGCATCGCTCGGTGGAGATAGTAACCATGACCTCGACAAGCTTGGTTCCAATGAAGAGCAAAGCGTCGTTCAGGTCGTTGGACAGTCTGTCCTACGTAGAGTTTCTCGTCAAGTAAGCATCTGATAACGTAGATGTATCGCATGATCACAAGTAGTTATGGATTACTGGCAACATGAAGTGGCTGAAAACACTGCTATCACGAACGAAGCGAAAGAAGGTCTCTGGCCGGAAGAAGGCTGGGGCCCTGATCCAGATGTCGAGCGTCGTCGACGGTTCGTGGGCGATCTGGGACCCTCAGGTCGAGGAATGGCGCGAGTGGCCAAGCGAAAGGCTCGAGCCGCTCTCTAGACCGCTCGAGTACCAGCACACGAAACGCGTCGGAGCCATGATGCTCCACGTCTACCGCGACATCGACGGCGTCATCGTCGGCAACTTCTTCAAGCCACACGAGGCTTGACGTGGAAGGCCACCGACGCAAGGTCGTCGGGGTGTCGATCGCGAGCGTAGCTGCGCTCGCTGCGAAAGCGAGCCCGATCATCGTGGGCAGCGTGCTGAGTCTCTACGTGGCTTGGTGGCTCTACCGACACGCGAGATCTAAAAGAGCTGACTGACGTTCGACACGCTATCTTGCGTTGAGAGGACCGTTACTTACGTGTAGAGAGTTTCATGTCGACCGTCATGGCCAAGAAGAAGAACGGACCGCGATCGCGAAGCGCCTACCAGACGCACGTGACCATCGCTTTTCCCAACGATTCTTCGAAGAACATCATCGACCTGACAGAGCGTAAGCTGGTGCGCCTGGCTAGCTCTCACCTCGACGAGAACATCCGTAAGATCGCGGCGCGAATGCTGCACGACTACGTGAACGGCAAGATCGCGGTCGCGTGGGAGGATGGCTGTCTCCCTGTATACTGCTTTCTCAAGCTCTAATTTCTAGCTTCCACGTCTTGTATCTGACAATGTAATGGATCGTTGGTCGGCTCACGTTGAATGCACGAGCCAGTTCGTCTTGAGATTCGCCATTTGCATGTCGAAGTCGGATCTCGTCAACTTTCTCCCACGTCATCTTCGCCCAACCATGATTCTCACCAGCAAATTTCTTGCGTTGCTCGAGACTGTGCTTGCGACCGAAGTGGGCGATCTCGCAGCCACGTTTCCCGAATAACAGTGATTTCTCGCCTTTTCGTTCGTCGCTCAAGCGACGCTTGAACTCCTCTGAATGCTTCTTGCCGTAAAACGGGTTGCCCTCGCCTGAGATTTGCGATCGGTGTTCCTTTGAGTGTTTGTGACCACTTGTTCCATCTCCACCTCTCGTGAAATTGCATCCCCAACGATCGATATTGTCGTATCTGTACGTCTTGTGATGCGCTACAAGCTCAATCTCTAAATCGAGTGCGGCTTTCTCTTCCTTAGTGACAAACACCACTTCGCGACGCCAGCCGTACTTGCATGCGACGCGTTGCCAGTAGAGGTTGCGTTTGTGTTCTCGAACGCGTGCTTCGTTGCCTTTTCCAACGTAGAAGCAACGTGGAACGTCTTCGAGCGTCCAGTCAACATAGACGAAGAAGATCTTGTTCACGTGGGTAAGTTAGTTGCCGAAAAGGCCTACTATCGCCTTGATGTTCGAACAAGACGGAAGAGGCGAAGGACGTCCGAGACTGGGTCGTTCGGTGGTTGTCCGCGGCGCTGACGCGACGAAGCGTCTGAAAGTTGGGTTGGACCTCGCGGTCGACACCGTCGGCGCGACGTTCGGTCCGCGCGGGAAGTGCGTCATTCTACAGGGCGAAGAGGGTGGATCACCGGTCGTCACCAAGGACGGAGTGACGGTCAGCAAAGCTGTCGACCCGGTCGATCCGGTCGAGAGGATGGGAGCGCAGCTCGTCCGCGAAGCTGCCTCGCGCACCAACGACGAAGCCGGCGACGGCACGACCACAGCCAGCGTGCTCACCGGCGCGCTGGTGTCGAGCGTCGTCAAGTACTCCAGCGCCGGCCTCGAGCCAGCTGAAGTGAAGCGCGGCATGGACGACGCTGCGGCGCTCGTGCTGGACCGGCTCCCGAAGATCGCCGAGAAGATCGACACCGAAGAGGCGCTTCGTGACATCGCGACCATCAGCGCCAACGGCGACAAGGAGATCGGCGAGCTCGTCGCTCAAGCTATCCACAAGACCGGCGTCGATGGCGTCGTCGCAGTCGAGAACGCTCGTTCGAGCGCGACTTCTGTGGAGATCGTCGAGGGTCTACGGTTCGAACGCGGATACCTCAGCCCGTACTTCGTCACCGATCAAGAGAAGATGCGCGCTGTCTACGAGGATTGTGCGGTCCTCGTGACCGATCGCAAGGTCTCGTCGCTCAAGGATCTCGTCCCGTTGCTAGAGAGCTGCGCTCGCAACCGCACGCCGCTCCTCATCATCGCTGAAGAGGTCGACGGAGACGCGATGCAAGGCCTCGTCATCAACAAAGCGACCAACGGCCTCCCTGTCGTCGCTGTCAAGCTCCCCGGCGTCGGAGCCGACCGAGACGCGCAGATGAACGACCTCATCGCGCTCGTCGGCGGGACGCACCCGACCGTCTCCAGCGGCGTCAAGGTCGACGCTGTCAAGCTCGAGAACGTCGGCCGTGTCAAGAAGGCGGTCGTCGACGCCCGCGTCACCACGATCGTCGGACGCCCAGACGCGCAGGACCGTGTGGCCAAGCGCGTCGAGGAGCTGCGTTCGCAGCTGGACAACGTCAGCCTGTCGCGCGAGGACGTCGACGCCGTCAAGCGTCGCCTGGCGAAGCTGTCGTCTGGCGCGGCCATCGTCCGCGTGGGTGGAGCTACAGAGCTGGAGCTCGTGGAGAAGAAGTACCGCATCGAGGACGCGCTCCACGCGGCACGAGCGGCCCTCGAAGAGGGCATCGTCCCGGGTGGCGGGCAAGCGCTCCTGCGCATCAAGCGTGAGCTGGAGCAGAGCGACGGCATCGCGAAGGACATCGCCAAGGGCGACGGCTACGCAGCTGGCGTGAAGGCTGTTCTCGAAGCCTGTACAGCACCCCTACGTAGGATCGTGAAAAACGCGGGTCAATCCCCAGACGTGGTCGTCTCACGGTGCCAAGACATCGTGCTACCGAACCGTGGTTGGGATGCTGTGAAGGCCGACATCGTCGACCTCCGCGCCGCAGGCATCATCGATCCGGTCAAGGTGACTCGTTGCGCGTTGCAGAACGCTGTCAGCGTCGCGGGCATCTTCCTTCAGCTGGACGCGGTGGTGCACGAACCGAAAGAGGAAAAGTCATGAACAAAGGACAGAGGATCACGCTCGTTTCTGGTGCTCGGCTGCGTCGCATCAGCGACGACGGTAAGAGCTTGCTCGATCAGAAGCTCCATGAGGGAGCGCTGGTGGAGAAGGACATGACCGCTAAGGTGCTGCACGTCATCGAGTCGAAGGACCAGAAGATGACAGCGTACATGGTGGAAGTCCCCGTCGACGGCAAGCTGCTCACCGGCTGGGTGTACCCGTACGAGATCGCGCCGAGCAACACGCTCAAGGCGTGAAGCTCGAACGGCTCGACGAGTGGCTCACTCGTGTGGAGCCCGGAGACATGCTCCAGGTCGTCCGTGAGGCACCGTTGTACCCGCAGAGCATGTGGACCCAGCTCTCAGATGACGACACTTGGATCCTCTCTATGCCTGTGCTAGATCCAGGAGATCACGTCATCGCGTTGGACGTGATGCACGACGATCGCGATCCGGACGACGTTCGAACGTTTGCAGCTCTCGTCATGACGCACCTCGGAGTCGGGTGCGTCCTGCTACTGAACGAGCACTTCAGGACGCTGTAGGATCGCGAGCATGGAACGGACAGCACATGTTTATGGCTTGTTCGACCCACGCACCGGGTATTTGAGGTATATCGGCAAAACAGTTCAACCGTTGAACGAACGCATCAATCAGCACTTGGCTCGCATTACTTCAAAAACGCACAAGAATATGTGGTTGCGTCAACTAAAAGAGCAAGGCTTGAAACCGGCATGCTTTTCTTTGGAGACATGCACACCAGACGTTGTTGATCAGCGTGAACGTGAGTTGATTGCGCTTTTCAAAGAGTTGGGTGCTGATCTAACCAATCATACTGATGGTGGTGACGGTGGTGATACGTGGACAGGTCGGTCTCATTCTCAAGAGACACGACGTAAGATGGCAGAGATTCAAACCGGCAAGATAGTTTCGCAAGAAACACGCGGTCGGATGTCCCAATCTGCTAAACTACGTGTTCGACATCCACATAGTGAGGAAACACGCGCAAAAATGAGAGAATCTTACGCTCGTCGAAAGTTAAACAATGGATAGAACATGGCACTTGCTAAATTGGCTGATCGCGGAGTTCAGCTACGCCTCGTACCTCGAGATCGGCTGTAAGGGGAACACAACCTTCGACCGCGTCGAGGCTCAGACGAAGGTCGGCGTCGACCCGCAGCGAGGCGGCACCCTGCGCATGACCAGCGATCAGTACTTCGCGGCGCACGATCAGAAGTTCGACCTGGTGTTCGTCGACGGCTTGCACGAGCGTGAACAAGTACTACGTGACATCGACAACGCGCTCGTCAGGCTCAACCTTGGAGGGACGATCGTCATGCACGACTGCGACCCGCCGTCGGAAGAGCGTCAGAGGGTTCCACAGGGCAACCAACGAGGCTGGTGCGGCGACGTGTGGCGCGCTTACATCGAAATCAGAACTCGTCCTGATCTTGACTGTGCATGTTCGACTTTCGACATGGGAATGGGAATCATCCGCGTCCGACCAAACACTGATCAGCTGATCGTCGCAAAACCATTCGATACTCTGACTTGGAACGATCTTGTCGAGAATCGAACCAAGTGGTTGCGTCAAATGGAAACGCCTGATCTCTTGAAATGGATTCCGTGATCTTCTACGTCTACGTTGATCGCACTGACGATGGTCGACCGTTTTACGTCGGCAAAGGTACATTGGATCGAACGAGAGACGTTACCAGACGCAACGAGCTGTGGAAGCGTATCGCCAAGAAGCACGGTCAACACAGAGAGTTGGTGCTTAGTACCCGGGACGAGAGCTTCGCGTTTGAGCACGAAAGTTCATTGATCGCAGCGTACAACACTTGCGTCTCATCCGGAGGATGGGGAGCCAACCTCGTGCCTCTAGGAGGTACATGGGCAGGGATGAAGCACGACGATGCTGCACGTGCTCGTATGAGAGGTCGCGTTGTCTCAGATGAAACACGAGAACGCATTCGTCGAGCTTTGACAGGACGCGTTCGACCTGAAGTAACAGGAGAGAATAGCCCGACGGCGCGTCCTGAAGTACGTGCCAAGATCAGCGAGAGACGTCGTGGAAAGTGTGCAGGAGAAAAGAGTTCTTCGGCAAAACTTACGTGGGACCTTGTCGACCACATTCGTTCATCGACACTTAGCAACAGAGCGTTAGGAAGAGAGCTAGGTGTAGCTCATACGACAATCGGGTCGATTCGCAAGTTCAAAACTTGGATCAAAGACCCGGAATCGACCTGATCAGGCCTTCTTCGACTTCTTCTTCTTGACGTTCTTGAGGAAAGCCGGCGGGAGGTCCTTCTTCTTAGAACCCTCGTTCTTCGATTTCTTCTCGACTTCACCGTCGCCGAAAGCCTTCACGCCGGCCTTCTTGTCAGCTTCCGCGAGCTCGTCGCACTCGCAATCGTCCATCCACTCCTCGAGTGCTTCGACGACGATGTTCTCGATGAGAGCGCGCAGGTTCTGCTTAGCCATGGCGCTTAACTACGTGGCTTCACCACGAAGCGCGGTAGTACACCTTACGCTTCGGGTTCTCCCCGAGCCAGACGAGCGCAGCGTTCAGCGTCTCGAGAGTGGATTCACGGTGGTGCGAGCCGCTCTGCCCGAAGAAGAAGCCGGTCGTCTCGGGCAGGATGTCCTTCGTGGCCGCTGCCAGCGTGAGCGTGATGTCTTGCAGAGACATGGGGATCTTCTGGCACTCGTCGACGCCGCCCGCGAACGACTCCACGATGAAACCGTGCAGGTTCGGGTGCTTGCGCCAGTAGCCGAGCTCGATCTTCGAGCCATCCGTCTCCACGCCGTACAGGTTCATGTCGAGTCCCATGTTCTCTCCTTTTTTCACAGTACCACACGCGATCGGGCGATCTGAGCTCTTGGGAGAGCCAGACCTGTGCCATACAGCCAGCGATGACCGTTGTGCTCTCTGAGCCCGTAGGAGCCGACCTCGACGCCCGCGAGCTCCAGGTCGTACCCAACGTCGGTCTTGACCACACGCAGCTGCTTCTTGCTCTTTTCACCGAGCCAGTAGAGGTCGGCGTGCACGTCCTTCACGAGGTGCGCGATCTTCCAGACGTCGAGCAGCTCAGGCACCTCGTTTGCAGCGTAGATCTTGATCAGCTCTAGCTTGAAGAAGCTGTAGCGGTGGAGCTCATCCACTGTTGGTTCGTCGCGGAAGCACGGCCCCGCGGAGCAGTAGCTGCCTGGTTGGATCGTGCCGTCCAGCATCAGCTGGAGGAAACCCTGTTCAGCCGAGCCGACGAGGAACTTGTCGTGCGGTAGCTCTGGATGCCACATGCTGAAGCCGACGCGATCTGAAGGCAACGTCGCTGACATCGCAGCGGCTGTGACGTACCACGGTGTGTCGACGTACTTGTACCCTTTCGAGGCGTACAGCGAGATCGCTCGCGACACGGTCTGATAGTTGACCTCGATAGTCACTTCCGCTTACCCTCTTTGAAGGCTGACGTCGTCATCTTCGCCATGACCTCGATGTCAGCCATCGTCATGCCCGGGAAGTGCTTCTCTACGTACCCGGACATCGCGCCGTACATGTCAGCGAGCTCGCACAGGATCAGTAGCTTCGCGCCCTGACCACACGCGTCGAGGAGCTCTTCGAACTCCTCCTTGATCTTGCTGACTTCTCCGTACTCGCCCTTCTCGAACTCTCGTGTGTGGTACCCCATGCAACTCCTCAGCCAGCCATGAAGTCCTGGAGCACGACGCCGGCCGGCCCAGTGGCTTTCAGCGGCGCACACGAGGTTAGCTCGACGTCGAGCCAGGCTTGCGTCCCTTCGTCGCCGGAGACCGACGCTGCGAGCAAGCGAGCCTGCTGCTCGTCCTTCGCACGCACGACGACCCCGAAGGAGCAGTCGTACGTCCACGGCGCTTTGGAGCCGTGGTTCTTGGCTTCGTCGTCGATGGGTCGGAGCAGGAACAGCCTCACCGGATCCTCCGAGCGACGAAGGAGAAACGACCCTCGGCGCCGTTGGTGAGCGGACCGCCGAGGATCACGCCGTCGACGTCGCTCGGGAGCATCGCCTCGATCGTGAAGACCTCAGCCTTCTCGCCTGAGACGTCCAGGTGATCGATGTACGACTGCGGCTTGTTGATCGACACGTAGGGACGATCGCCATTCGGCGTCATCACCACGTGGAACTTGAGCGACTTCACTGCGCTGCCGACGAGTTGTTCATGCGAGCGATCGCTTCGGCTCGCTCCATACGAGCCATGGTGTCAGCGAGCGCGCGCCGGAACTGCTTCGACACGTTGATCTTGCCCTCGTCGGCCGCGTCGCGCACGGCTTCGACCGAGCGCATGATGAGCTCACGTCGGGACACGTTCTTCGGGGCCGCGACGAGGATCGGATCCTTGCTGCGCAACGCGCGCCCGGCCGCGATCGAGCGACCGCGCGACGCGATCCACGCGTCCTTCTTCACGTGCTGCGCGGAGAAGCCGACGCAGTGGGTGTCGATCGAGCGCGAGTAGTCGTCCACGGGCACGAGCTCCACTGCGATGGTGCCGATCGGGTGCGACTTGCCGTCGTCGCCCGGGCGGACGTGGATGAACGCGAACTCGTTGCTGTCGTCGAAGGAGGATGCCTTGTTCATGTTGTTCATCTTCTATCTCTCGGGCTTGGATTCGCTCTCTTGAAAGGTCATCTTCACAACTTCTTCGACCTCGGCGGCGGTCAGGACGCTTCCACCGACCCTCGGCGAGCCGCCTACGCTGTCGCTGCCTCCCCAGAACTCTCGGAGACAGTTGACCGTCGGGTCGAGCCGGTGCCTCTTGTCGTACTCCGCGTCGTTCAGCTTCTCCAGCACGAGCTCGACGTCGAACGGTACGAACGGGGACATCTTGCCGACGGTGTAGGTGAACCGACCGTCCTGACGCGGTCGCACCGCGACGTAGGCAGATATCCCGTCAGCGAACATGCCGGTGCGCGCGTTCGCCCCGAGCTCCTTCACCATCGTCCATCCCGAACCGCCGCCCACGCGTTCGTAGCGTGTGTCGAGAGGGACAGACTTCCCAGCGCCTGTGATGTGCGCCATGATGCGGTGCTCGACGAGCTCGATCACGTTGGCGAACTGGAGCGGCTTGCGCAGCGACAAGCCTCCGTTCGCTCGGAAGTCGCGGTACGGCTCGAACACCCAGTTGAGCTCGCTGAGCGTCGGTAGATCGGCGGGGAACGGGTAGGCTCCAGCCGTGCTGTCGAGTGCGTCCTCC